TCATGGCGTTGCGGCGCGATGCCTGTTGCGCGGCGTGCAACAGGTTCACATAGCGCATGTGAACCTGGTTTTCCTCGACCGGCTGGCCCGACATCTGGAGCGTCTGGACCTCGGTGGATATCAACTGGAGTATGCTGGTGCGTATCTCGGGCGGGATCGGCGGGTCGGCGATGGCCCTGAGTTGCCAGGGGCGCTCGGTGCCCAGGTAGACGTCCCTGAGCAAGGCGGTGGCGCCGCGACATTTATTCGCTACCTGCCTGGAATAGACCTCCGAGCCACCAAAAGCCTGGATCTGGGACAGTTTCTCGGCGTCGTACTTGCCCTCGAACATGCGTTGGGCGCGCAGGAGCCGCTGATTGAGCGGATTATTACCCTGATTGCGATGGTTTCTGAATATGAACCATTGCTGGCGTATCCAGGACCCCAGATCGGGCGTCTCCAGGCGTTTGGAGCCGCTTATTCTTCGAGTATTCGCCTCCTGGTCGCGTCGGTCCAGTTGCGAGGGGGAGATGACACGCAGGAAGCCGCCGTTGTCGCCCGCCGAGCGCGCCTGGGCGGGGTAAGACGACGACGACAAACCTGCTTGGGCCAATGGCAACGGATTTGCCCCCTCTATGAACTACCATTAGCGTATAAATCGCTTATGTGGCAACCATATAGCGGGTCAACCCCCCGCGAGGACCACCATGGGTAGCGAAACCAACCCTTTCGGTGCCTGGATCAGGCATGAAAAACCCATGCTGGTGTCCGAGGCGCCAGTGGAGATGGATATCCCGGTCGGCGACGAGATTACTACCGGAGTGAACGCGGGTTCGAGTCAGGCCGGTACCACCGAAGGTGGGAACGGCGACGAGGTGATGTGGGCGGAGGAGCGGGCGGACCAGGAGGTGATCAATGGGGTCGTCGACGCCACTTCCGTCCTCGCCGAGGTTCCGGCTTTCACGCCCCAGGTATTATATGCGTTTTGTACCGACGTGGCCCAGAATGTGCACACCTACGCGCAGATCGCCCTCAGGTATGGGTTCGTCGACGTGGCGCAGATGGCGGAATTTCTACGCGATCAGCACGTCATCCGCAGGCGTATCAAGGAGTACAAGGCGGTCTGGGAAAGCGACACCAACGTACGCGAGCGGATACGCGAGCTATCTGGTCACGCGGTGCTGGCGGCGCTGCCGACGACGGCTCAGATCATGCTGGACGCCAAACAACCCGCGAACACCCGCATCGACGCGGTGAAGCAGCACGCGATCATGGCCGGGGCCCAGGCGAGCGGGATCGGCGCGGCGGCGGCGGGCGCGGGCGGCGGTCCGAGCGCGGCGAAATTCTCCATCCAGATCATGTTCGCCAATTCGGGCAAGACCGAGACGTTCACCACCATCCAGGCCGAGCCCGTGAACCGGGACGACCGCGATATCGTGGTCCCGCCCTAAGATGACCCGCCTGCCGGGAGGGCCGATCACCAGGGACCGGGCGCGGGGGACGCAAAAGGATCATTACCCGCTCGATCCGGCGATGATGGCGCGATCATGCCGGAAACTGGCGCGGGACATGCGGGCGGAAGCGGCGCTGGGGTACCCGCCCATTTCATTACGCTCGTTCCACGGCGAGGTCAGGCGCTATATCAGCCGGGCCGACGCGGCGGCGAGCATGGACAAACAGGCGGAACGGTGGGAGCGGGAAGCCTCGGGCGGCGAGCGCAACACCGAGGACCGCGACAAACTGGGAATGTATTGAAGCGCGGGTCGAGCCGGACCGGTACCACCGAAGGTGGGAACGGCGGCGAGGTAACATGGGCGAGGAGATATGAGCATGGTGCGGGTCGAGCGGGTCGAGCGGGTCGAGCGGGTCGAGCCGCCGCCAGCCTGGACGAACAGGCGACGCGATGGGAACTCGAAGCGCGGGGGGGTCCCAGGAACATGCGCGACCGTACAGAGATAGGACTGGAATAATTCATGCTGGACGAAAGTGGGGGGTTTATGCTAGACACCCTCATGCCCTACCCAGCTTATCGCACCCCCGAAGAAACCAAAGCCCGCCACCGCGACAGCAACAAACGCTGGTACGAAGCGAACAAAGATACAGAAGAATACAAGGAGAAACGCCGCGCGTGGCAACGCGCGAACAAGGATAAAACCCTGGCGGCGACCCTGAAATGGCAGCGCGCCAACCCAGAAAAAGCCCGCGCGATACGTGACGCATGGTACGCCGCCAACCCGGAACGGAAGAAAGCCATACGGCGGCGCTGTGGTATCCGTACCTACGGCATCACGCCGGAACAGCACGCGCTCATGCTGACGGCCCAGGCCGGACGCTGTGCCATATGCCACAAACCTCCTGGTAAAAACCAGGAACTCGCCATAGACCACTGCCATATCGAAAACCATGTGCGCGGGTTACTGTGCACCAGCTGTAACAACGGCCTCGGACGGTTCAAGGATAGCCCAGACCTGTTGCGCGCGGCGGCGGACTACCTGGAGATGACCTTATGCCCGTAGTAAATCACGCGACCTTAGACTTACCACCGGCATATAATGGGCCTGAAGATCCTAATCAGTTAATTTACGTGCCGCCCCCGACCGTGGAGAAATTCATGATGGACGACCACCTGGTCAGGTTCATCGTGGGCCCTGTTGGAAGCGGCAAGTCCATGGGATGCATCATGGAGTTGCTGCGCAGAGCGCGCATGCAGGTGCCCGACGCGAACGGACGGCGCTCCACCCGTTTCGCCCTCATAAGAAATACCATGCAGCAACTGCGCACCACGGTACTGTCGGACGTAATGCAGTACCTGAACCCGATGATCCGTTATTTCGTTACCGACTCAACTATCCAGATACGAGCGGATCTGGAAGACGGCACCTCGGTCCATTCCGACTGGGTATTGATCCCGCTGGACACCAAGGAGGACGTGCGCAGGCTGCTGTCGATGCAATTGACGGGCGCCTGGGTCAACGAAATCCGGGAAGTGCCCTACGAAATCGTCTCCGCGCTGCTGGAACGCCTGGGGCTCTACCATCAGCCCAGCGGACTGTCGCCCCAGGCCGAGAACCTGGAGAACCTGCCGCCGAATTATTACGAAAACGCGATGTCGGGCTCCTCGGAAGAACGTATCGCCACCCAGATAAGATCCGAGTGGGGCACGTCGAACGCGGGTCAGGCGGTTTTCCGCAGGAGTTTCGACGCCAACACCCATGTCAGGGACATGGAGGTGGTGGTCAACCCGATGCGGCCCATACTCATCGCGATGGATTTCGGCCGCACGCCCTGCGCCCTTTTGGGGCAGGTGGATAGTTACGGAAGATACCTTATTTTCGAGGAGGTGGTGACCGACGACATGGGGCTCCACCAGATGGTGGCGGAACGTTTGCGTCCAAGATTGATGCAAGAGCCGTACAACGGCAAACGTTGCTACGTGGTGGCGGACCCGGCGGGCGCGCAACGGTCGCAGCACACCGAGGAGACCGCGTTCGATGTCCTCAGGGGCGCCGGGTTTTTAGCATACCCAGGTCTTACCAACGACATTCCGCCGAGGCTGCTCGCGGTCGAGAAGCTCCTCAGGCAGACAATAATGGGCGAACCGGCGTTGCAGATATCCAGGCTGGGCTGTCCGATCCTGATCCGCGCGCTGGCATCCCAGTATCATTATCGCCGACGCCGCGACGGTCATCTGGACGATAAACCGGAGAAGAACAACCATCCATACTCCGATGTGGCCGACGCGCTTCAGTATGGTTGTCTGTCGGTACAAGCGGACCTCACGGGGAAGGCGATGCGGATGATGGTATCGCGGGTAACATCCAATAAACCGAAGATCCGCGCGGGAGGCTGGACGTGAGCAACCAGTTTATTATTCACAGGCTGCGTGCCAAACCAGTGGAATACAACGTGACCATCCGTCATTTCGTCGCCGACGGCCAATGGATGGCCTCGGTCATCGTGCGCGACGTGGACATCGAGATCGACGAGGAAGCCCGCCGGGTCGCCGACGACCTACGATGGGCGGCGGACATGATCGAGGGGGAGTTGCGAGCGGACCTGGGGGCAGGACTCAAGTAGTTTGTCCACGATATGGGCGGTATGCCGGGCACGGGCGTCCATGAACCAGAAGAACGTGCCCAGGACGAGCACGTTCACCACCACGAGCGTCAGGAATTGCGGGCCCAGCTTCAGGCTGAGCCCGCGAAACCCCAGATTGGCGTCGGAATCGGGCTCGGGGATTTCCTGGGCCTCCGAGGGGTGCTGGAGCGGCTATCGCATCACACGGGTGCCGCGACCACCACCCCGTTGCTGGGCGGCGCCACGGTGCTCCCCTGGGCGTTGGTGGCGACGACCACGCAGGTGAACGTGGTACCGACGTCCGGCGTGGTGACCGCGTAGGTATTGGTGGGCCCGCCGACCACGAACGCGCCGTCGCGGGACCACTGGTATTCATACCCGGTGGGCTCGCCGTCCCAGTTGCCCATCGTGCATGTCAGCTGGGCGCCCTCCTGCATGACGAGGGGCGTGTCCCGGACCACGGGAGGCGGCGGCGGCGCGGTCAGCGCCTCGTAGTCCTTCAGTTCGACGGTGGCCGCGTTCAGCACGGACAGTTCGTCCGGGGAGAATACCTCCGCGTGGGTATCGACCACGAACTGTAACTGGTCGCTGGTGGCCGAGAGGATCGTCGGGCGCGCGACCGGCGGACCGCCCTCGACGAGCGTCGTCACGCGACCGCCGCCATAGGGGTCGCTACCCACCTTACCTCGCGGCCCCTCCCGCCCAAGAGCGGTATTGGCCCGCTCAACGGGATGATCCGCTTTCGTATCGACTTTGGGCGCGTCCCTTTTGTCGTCGTGTTTGGTGTCGGGTTCCCTGGCCATCGGGGTCCTACTCCTGGTTGGTTGTTGGACTTAAACGCTTCATAGCCGAAAAAGGTCCGGAACGCGAGAATATAGTTTGGAACGTAATGTTGGTTTCGAACATGGCCTGGATTTTTTGTTTTGAATTAGCATATAAGTTTGTTTTAGCGGTTCGGAAACGTCGTTTACGTGGAGGGGGAGTACCTAAAGGGCCGGGGCGGCGGGGGCCCCCCTTGGACAGGTCGGGGGTGGGGGCGTGGGGGGTTATGCCGGGACTAAATACCGCTTCCGCAAGGTGTGGAAAGCCCCTGGCCAACAGGATGTCGCTACCAGCGTTAGCCTCCGGTCGCGACGGTTCGCGATTGGCATAGCCGTCCGGCAATCGCGGGCAGGCAATCCCTTCGGCCTAAGTGTAGGGTCCGCCGCAACCTTGTTGGATTGCTATGTGGCGGGTCTGAGACGAGCGACTGAAAGAGGGGACGTGCGGGTTCGACCGGGCCCGTGCTTAGCAAGACATTCCCGCCATGCGGGTCTAAGACTTGCGATGCCGCTGCGGCCCATGGTCTGACAAACCATGCGCAAGCTAACGTCCGGGAATCACGTCTCCGGTAGCGGTGTGGAGTTGCTCAACTCCGGAAAGAACATGAGCAAGCCCTCACATTGGCTCGATTAATGACGATCGTGCCAGATCACGACAAATCACGTGACCGAATGGGTTCCGGCGGGACGCGGCACGCTTAGCCTCTGGCAAGCGTGTGAATGCGGCATACCCAGCGTGTGAGAGTTGACAATCCCCAAAGTGCCATAACGCCTAACGCCTAACGCATGGCGCGCCAGACTACCGGCGCGCCAACAGCGTTACTCCCGCGATAATCACGATAGGCGTGATTATTACGGGAGTAACCAATGCAAACCCAACGCACGATCACTCTGATTTGCACTCGCGAACCCGCTACCGGCCGCACCATGGTGCGTCCCGCGTGCGAACTTTACCGCACGCTTGAGCAGGCAACGCGTCAGGTGCTGCGCCGCGAAT